TGTGATAAGTACCTTAAAAGGTATAAAATCGAGATTGAGGTGCTTCACAGAGGACTTCTGAGGGAGGGTGTGTATGGTTATTGTTCCGTACAAGATTGTGACTCACGTCCCCGTAGTTTCCTCATTGAGATTCATAACTTCCTCACAATAGAGGATTATATCAAAACTTTGCTTCATGAGCTTCAACATGTGCTTCAACATGTTCGTGGTGATCTTCGTGATAAACGTGGAGTAAGGTGTTGGAAGAATATCAAATGTCCTGATCTTGATTATGAGATTCAACATGTGCTTCAACATGTTCGTGGTGATCTTCGTGATAAACGTGGAGTAAGGTGTTGGAAGAATATCAAATGTCCTGATCTTGATTATGAGATTCAACCATGGGAAATTGAAGCACATCTAATGGAAGAAGTGTTGTACCTGAACTACTTGACAGATTGTAAATAAGTCACTAGAATACCTTTGTGGAGGTTGATCGGGACGGCTATGAGAACTATAGAGAGACACAGATACAAAGGTGATACCATCATACAAACACGCTCATTAACCTTTGAGCCTTACCGATATTGTGAAAAGAATATGTCACTAGTGATGGGATTGATTCGACGTAATCTCACACCAGATTTATTATCAACACATTTTCGAGTAGAGAATCAAACAAATCCAACATACGGACATTGCTATCATTCTACACAAGCATTGTTCTACTTAATGGATACTGATAAGTTACAACCGATGAGTGGTAAAGACTACCGTGATGAGATTCACTGGTGGTTGCAAGATGGTGACAAGATTTATGATTTAACTGCTGAGCAATATTATACTGTAGGAAAACTTCCACCATATCATCATGGAAAGAAAAGTAAATGGTATGGATGGAAAGGTAGGCCTCATCAAAGATCATTAAATCTTATGGTTCGAGTGTTGGGGGATAAGGTAACGGATTGTACTAGCCCTTGACGGATATTCAGAAATCGTTTACATTGGCCACATGATGAACAAAGACAAAAGTTCATCTCGTTCCAAGAATAACAACGACACTTATTATGACACTCAAAAACATTGTCGAACTTTATGAGAGTAAAGTTGACGAAAAAGATAAAGAAAAACTTCAAGGAGTAAAAATTCTTGATGCTCCTCCAAAAGGATTTCTTTCTTATGAGCAAGCACTTCAAGTATTTCAACCTCAACCTGGAGATACAATTGTTGCTCTCGTTCCCGTAAAAGATGTTTATGGAGACTCAACGTATAATCGAGTTGATCGTATTCATTATGGAAACGTCGCTTCAAACCTGAAAAAACATAAAGGATTTTCCTTCAAATCTGCAGGTATTATCTCTTTGTTTGCACGTCCAAATGGAAAGTTGGTTGCAACAAAAGGTAATCACCGAGTTACAAAACGCTATGCTGTGGAGCGTAATCCTGAGGCATTGATTCCTGCTGAAATTACTTTTCACGAATCAAATGATTATGATGCAATCATTCAACGTGAAGCATCTGATCACAACGTTGATTGCAACTATCGCACAACTCAAAACACTGATGATCGTTTTAAGGCAGCTTATCACGCTGGTGAACAGTGGGCAAAGAATCTGTTCACTTATCTGAATCAATTTAAAATTGGTATCGCAAAAACTAACTCTGCTGCTACCTTTGAGGCAACCTCATATCGTGCAATTACCAAGTCTCGTGATTTGAATGAATCAAACTGTAGTCGCTATCTGAAAGCATTTACCGAAACTGTTTGTGAAGATGAAGTGGGTGGAATTGCCACATTTGCTGGTACTTCTTTTCTGACTTACTTTCACGATTCCATCAAATACGTTGATGAGAACAATGATGTAGATTCTATTACTGGATTTTTGAATTATATTTACAACAAGCGCAATGACTTTTCTCATGATTTTCTTGAGAATGTCAATCAAGCAAAGTTGACTGAAGGTAATGGTAAGTTCAAAGGTGAAGAAGTCAATGTTGCACGTTTGATTTCACTTTACAATGAGTATTGCTTGAAAGTGATTCGCGCAAAGATTCCGACGAATAACAATCACGCAATCGGGTATTCTTCCAATGAGTATCTGGATTTCATTAAAGGTGCAGATGAAACTGTTCGATCTCGTGTGGATGAGATTGCGCGACAGACAGTCAGCTGACTGTCACAAGGGGGGCCTCAGCGTCCCCTTTTTGGTGTATAATGGCCATATTGAAACGAACTGAATGATTACTCTTCGTCCTCATCAACATCGTGCCGTTGCTGCTATGCAAAAGTATAGCAAAGGACAGATTATTGTGCCCACTGGTGGTGGTAAGACTCTGAAAATGATTGTTGATACTCTGCGGTTGTTTCAAGCAGAAACTCCTCAGACTGTTGTAGTTGTTGCTCCTCGCATTTTGCTTGCGGAGCAACTCTCTGCAGAGTTTCTAGAGCACATTACCAACGCAGAAGTTTTGCATGTTCATAGTGGCGAAACTCATCACGTCAGCACAACCAAACCTGCTGATATTGTGGTTCATGCTGCTATGTGTGCTGCTGCTAATCTTCATCAACTCATCTTCACCACCTACAACTCTCTGCAGCGTCTTGTTGATGCTGAAATTGATGTGGATACGATTTACTTTGACGAAGCACACAACAGCGTTCAGCGACACTTTTTCCCCGCGACTGAGTATTTCTCCGATGCTGCAGATCGTTGCTACTTCTTCACTGCAACGCCAAAGCACAGTGCTACTGTGTCTAAACCTGGCATGAATCTACCTGAGGTTTATGGACAGGTGATCTGTCAGGTTCCTGCACCCGAACTGGTGGAAGGTGGTTACATTCTTGCTCCTAAAGTGATTGTCAAGCAGTTGCCGATGGTGAAGGGTAAACAGGTAGTATATTCCCGCGATTCTGACAATCTGCTGGAAACGATTGACGAGCAGAATGTCAAGAAGATTCTGGTATGTGCTCGCACTACCAAACAGATTATTGGTTTGGTTTCAGAGTCTGATTTCTGCCTGCAGCTTCAGCAGCGCGGTTATTCTTGGATGATGATTACTTCCAAGACTGGTGCTGTCATTGATGGACAGAAAGTCAACCGTGAGGTATTCTTTGAGACTCTCAATGCCTGGGGTAAAGATTCCTCTAAGAAGTTTGTTGTGATTCATCATAGCATTCTTTCTGAAGGTATCAATGTCTCTGGACTTGAGGCAGTTCTGTTTATGCGGAACATGGATTACATTGGTATCAGTCAGACGATTGGCCGTGTGATTCGACTCGGTGACAAATCCAAGACATTTGGATTGGTTTGTGTGCCTGTGTATGACTCTGTGGGTATCAGTACCTCACGCAAAGTGCAAGCAGTTGTTGATACCATCTTTCACAAAGGTGAACCTGCTATCTCGGTGATCAAACGATGAAACAAGGATTTGTAACAGATGATCAAATTTATGCTGCCATTCCGTTTGGCAAAAAGTTCATGATTATTTACAAGGGACAACAATTAGATGTTGTTAATACTCCGAAACAAGCAGAGAAGTATATTAAACAACATCGGTTAAATAGTAATAAAAACTGATGTTATCTCCATCATACTTCACATTCTTTGTTATCTTTGCAATCATTGCATATCTGATTGTCACAGATAACTCAGTGGCACAGTATATCACACTGATCTCAAAAATTTCTGAAGTATGGTTTCAGAAAACAAAGTGGTGGATACTTAACAATCCAAGAAATCCAATTGTAAAGTATCTCATGTGGAGAAGAGCATATAAGCTTGCCAAAGAGTTGCAGAAGGAGTTAGAATCTAAATAACTGATATCTAGTAATACATATGCTCTCAACTCAATATCGTTTGCGTCTTGAAGCGATTTGCAACCGTATTGTAAATGGGGAAGAAGTCAGTCTAGAGGATATGATCTGGACAGAAAAGCTTGCCAAGGCAAATAGATCTGCTGCAACTATTCTACGACAGGCAAGAAGAAAAGCAGAAAATCCTGATATGCAAGAGGGTGATCTTGATGACTTTCTGAATCAATTAGATATTGGTGGATTGGGTAATGAACGATTTGGAGTTCGCAGATTTGAAAGCGTTGATGATATTGTAGATTTCTTTACTGAGGATAAACCAGAGGACTGGAGACAACGAGACTAATGGATTACGAAGAGTTCTTAGATATGCCTGCAACATTTATGGATGATATGTTGCAGGTAATTTCATTGAAGAACAAGTATCGGTTAGACTTTACAGAAGAAGAAAAGCAAATCAACGAGCACCTGATGACATATTGGGAAGAGATGAAGCTCAATGAGTTAAGAGGAAAGTTTGAAAGATGTTGGAATATTGATGACGTATAGTTATGTTAAGAAACGCACACAAAACTAATAGATAGTAATAGAATAGTAAGGTCATAAAAATGAACGAAATGTTTTTGTTATGATGTTCTTTGTGCGTGGAGGTTATTATGCACAATTTAATTTCTTACAATCAACTTGCTGCCTGGAATCATTTAGAGAAAACAATTGATGAGTATGTAAATCAAGAAGAGTTAATTAACGATTATTATCAGTGTTTAATTGAGTGTGATGATAATCAACAAACGTGTAAACGTATCTGCAAAATGATTTTATCCTCCTGAACCAGTTTCACATCCGTCCATTAACCCTTGACAAATCCTGTCAGGGGTTTTATTATGGCCATACAACTGAGACATGCCATGTCTAACAAAGCACTCATCAAAAAACTCAAAAATGCTTATGTAACATGCTTTGATTGTGGCACCAAATATGGTGTATATTCTGTTGGATGTTCTTCTGTATGGGAAGGCAAGTGTGATGTCTGTGGTGAAACTAAACCAGTGACAGAAGCACGGGATTATGTTTACTTTGTAACTGGTATTCGCAAACTTACTCTTGAAGACAATGCAGCGAAAAGTAACAGTCAAACCAAAATCCAGCAAGGCTAAAAACCGTCTTGCTAACATCATGAACAACAATCCTATTTGCATTGTAGAACAGGATACTGGTGGTAAGTTGTTTCTTGCCTCAGAAAATCGTAAATACTTTTTCTGGGTATCAACTCGCACTGGCACTAATCGCTTCGGTGACAAATCTGACGCACACTGGGAAGTATTATGACTTACGATGAACTCTATGATCATGTGGTAAACTATGTTGCTATGCCACATACTGCTATCACAGTGCATGATAAACGCCGTGCTTGTCTTATTCTAGGTGCTTTTATGGAGTTTATTCTTGATTGTCAAGATGCTGGTATTGATTTGAATACGATTGATACTACTGGTATTGTGAATGTAAAACTTGATGAACTGGAGGGTAAATGAAACCTAAAATCCGTGTTATCTTAGAGCAAGCGATTGAAGAGGGTGTGCGTCGTGGTTATACACGAGCACACAAACACGTCGAAAACCCCACAGAAAGTGCTATAATAGAGCACATTGAAGAGGCAGTAATGTCTTCAATCTACGAATATTTTACTTTCGACGAGGATGACTACCAATGACTAAACTCACACAAAAACAACTAAAAACTATTGAAGACGCATTCAATTCACTTCCAGAAGATATGAGAACTGGAACATATAGAACGATGGAGGGAATTGAAGAACAACTTGCAAGTGGTGCTAAAATTATCTTTTATATGAGACGAGGTGAAAATATAATGGATGATGATGGAAATATACATTATGTGATTGATAAAATGAGGTTGGAAAATGACTCAACTCATTGACCCTTCTGACCCACGCTATTTCACAGAAACAGCTCCTGGTAATTATGACCGACACAAATATAAAGTACATCTAGCAACAAAAGTTGTCACATGCGAATGGTATGATGAAGCAAAAGCATTATGGTTAGAAAATCCATTCGCACAATACATAGAAGTGATAGATCGTAAAAAGAAAAGACGGTGACACCAGAAGAACAAGAAGAATGACAAAAGATGTGGGACAACACTCGTCCGATATATGAAAAATGATTAAAGTCAAAGAAACTAAAGAAGGATTTGAGATTTCTTGGGATGAAAATGATCCCGTAGAAAGTGTTTTTAACACCTGGACAGAACAGGATTTTATTGATGCTATAATGAAACAATGTAAAGAGGTAATTGAAGCACATGAAACTACTACAACTGAAGCACAGAACTGATTTTGGAGATGATTATTATTTCCAATTTCTTACAGGCAACAGATGGACACTGTTGCAAACATCAGTGAGTTGGAATGATTTTCCAAGTTGGCCTTATGTGCAAGTCACTATGGGTTCAAATGGACTCTTTGGTATCATGTTTTGGGTTTATAAACTTGGATTTGATCTAGATATTATGTCAAGAACTTGGCGTTGGGATTACGCAGACAAAGTACATGAAAACGAAACTGAATTGGTTTGAGTACGGTGGTAATTTTCTTAGTCACGTTGAAGTTCTAGATCATAAAGAACCAAAAGGTAAAAAAAGGCAAAGGGGTTCTAAATATTAGGTAATATACCAGTATAGTGAAATGTTACCCCTGCTATTGGCATCACTTTTTACAGCAACTCCAATGGGTCCAGGTCAGGTTCCACATTTCATGAGAAATTGTGATAGAATTCGTATTCATGATCCTAAAACAGGAACTAATTGGATTCTTTGTATCAATGGGGTTTATCAATTTCCTAAAAATGGTAGACCACAAGACAGAAGTTTACCCCAACACAAACAACAACTGATTTAGAGTATGAACTGGTTTGAGTATTATTTCGGACACTGCTTCCAAACTGGATGGCGTGAGATCTGGAATAACTTTAAGATGTGGAGAGATCTCATCAGTGGTAACTATGAGAACTATGCCTTACTCAAAGATGACGATCCCTATAAAGAGTGTTATCAATGGTTCTGGACAAGTATCAATCTAGATGAAACCTATCCCAAAGAGTTTCTTGAGTATCTGATGGAAATGTGTGATAGAATTGATAGAGGTGAGGAGAAATTGATTCCATTAGATGAAGATTTCTTTGATAGAATGAAAGATCTTGTAGATGGTGTAGAGTTGGAGGACGAGTAAGTTGGGCATGTTCGACTATTTCCGAAGTTCTTATAATCTCGGAGAACAATTCACAAATACTGAGTGTCAAACAAAAGACATTGAAGATGGTTATGGTGGTACAATGTCACAGTATTGGTTATCACCATCTGGAGAATTGTATCTCGTTGACTATTCACATACTGCTGACTTAAAGATGTATGAACCAGGAGATCCAGAGTATAATGAAGAACGTGCATGGTTAAACTTCGAATGGGTTCCAAATGGTATTCACGGTAAGGTAAAACGATGGCCTCTTACCAAATATATTGAAATCTATCCTGCAACATGGGATGGAAAATGGGAAGATTGGCCAAGATGTGTCCTACATTTTAGAGACGGTATTTTACAAGATTATAAAGAGGTAAACAGAACATGGAAGTCGGAACAACATTATACATGTTAATTCAAAAATTACAAGATCGCATGAAAGTTCTTGAAGAAGAGAATATTTCATTGACAAATGAACTTTATCGTCTTGAGAACTCACTTGATGCTCGCATAGATATACTTGCCGAGCGTTGTGGAGTTTCAATAGATGTATGAAGAGTTAGATACATTTGAAAAAGCATTAACACACTTTGGAACAAGAGTCGATGTCATTTGTGCAATGGAAATGGGTGGAAAAATTGATGCAGAAACTGCCTATCAGAATATCAAACTCGAACTCA